AGCAAGGAAAGTGTGCTTTGGTTCATGGACCTATGTCCGATGAATATCGTTGATCCCCGATCAGCGAACCATAAGCCTGTGGATCAGGCGGATGAGGAGTTAGTTACCAACCTCATCCCACAAGGGTACCAGGATGTAGATCCTGAGGACACAGCCAAGGGCTGGTCTGACTGCCGCGAGAAGGTCTTGCAGCAGTTTGTGGGCGCTTTTGTCGAGTTGATCGTCGACTTCGGCGCCCCCGAATCCGTCCAGCGGGGATGTTCCAACAGTTTGTTGGATTACCTCCGTGTGGATGATGAGCTGACTTATTGGGCAAGGGCAAAAAATATCGTGTGCTTTTTTAAGGCGAGATATCTAGAAAACCCTGAACCCGATGTCACCGGATACGTTTTTGGTGGTGCATGGAAGCGCTGGGCGATCAGTCGCATGAAGTGGAACCGCCGGAATACGAGTCTTTGGGCGTCGACGTTCAAGCTTAAGAACGCTGCGGCTCGCCTCTCGGAGAGGGCTGCAGTCGCGACGATGCATAAACATGCAAAGTCGGTCAGCCGAACATTTGAAAGTGATCCCAAACCCATCGAGGATTGTGTTCGCAGCATTCAGCCGCTACTCGAAAGATGCGCGAAAGCTATTGCTGACGATTACTATTCAGGAAAGTGGGAGGATCCCAAAGCCGCCAGTAACAGTGCGTGCTTTGAGTCGTCCAGAAGCAGATTTGGTCAAATTGGCCACTTCATGGAGCGAGTTTTCGGACCCAATTCCCCAGTCGTTTGCCCGGGTGTAAACTTCTGCGGTTTTGGACCCCAGATTCGAGCGGGTTCTATTCCAGCCAGCCTCCCAAAGGAGGTTCTAGCAAGGAAGGACGCTGCTCGACGACGGCTTGAACAGGCCGTTGCGTCTGGAGACCCAGTCCGGATACTGCTCTGCTCTCTGTGTGTCGAGTCGAACGAGGAGGACTTCCCCGAAGGGTCTGCTTATGACTTTGACGTCTACCAACGACGACTGGACTATGTGTCTCGAGAGGAGGATCCCGCTGTGAAAAGTGTGGTCTTCTATGAGGAAGTGACTGTTGATGGCGTGCGTTACAACAATTCATGGTTTGAAACCTATCATTTCCCCGAGACTGAGAAATTCTGGAACAATGAGATTGTGATTGACGCGTTCCGAGCTTGCTCGAGAGAGGAGGCGCTCGCAAAGGTCGCGTGCGTCCTTGAGCCCTTCAAAATTCGTATCATCACAAAAGGTGAGGCTGCCCTGCAGTATGTGTCAACACATTTTCAGCGGAGTGCCTTTGAGTTCAATAAGCATGTGCCTTGCTTCCGCCTTGTCGGTAAGAGTCCGAGTACTCTCGACCTCATTGACCTGAGAGAGGCCTCAAGTCACGTTTCTGATCCTCATTGGGCGTCTTCGGATTTCAGTGGGGCTAGCGACGGGACGGCGGGTCACTTTCGGGATTGCATCATGGACTGCCTGGTACAGCACCTCCCTTTGCATATCCAGAGTTTGATTCGCTCATGCAATGGCGATCATTTCGTCATGTATCCTGGGCCCTTGCTCTATCCGAGCATGAAGGATCTCGGGAAGGTTGACCCGGTTCATCAAACCTTGGGCACCCTCATGGGCGAGAAGACCTCATTCATCATCCTGTGTTACGAAGTTCTGGCGGCTCATGTCTCCAGCCTGCGTCGACTGGGTGATCGACGTCCGCTTGACGATATACTCAGGGGAGTGTTAGTCAATGGTGACGATCGCCTCGCGATAAGTAATCGTGAACAGGAGGCTGAATTTTGGTCCTTTTGTGCTAAGCATCTCGGCTTTTCAGAGTCCAAAGGCAAGTCCTATCTGCACTACCGATATGCGAATATCAACAGCCAGTCATACATGTATGATCTGAGAGACCCTGTCTCGACGCCCTTTCGGGTGCCTGTCAGATGCTCAGGTCTCGAGCATGGTCAAAAAAAGCTCGACGAGCCTTTTGACCCATCTGTGGTGATCACGCAGATACTCGATGGCTGTTTTGATTCCAGAATGGAGTGGGTGGTGTTGCAACGTTTCTTCTCTCGGTTTTCTGAGCGTCTCGCGGAGTACTCGGCCGGTCGAAACTTGTTTGCACATCAGTCACTTGGGGGCATGGGCAATCGCCTCCCTCTTAACCATCCACGGCGGAAATGTCGCGAGAGCTGTCACCATCGGTGGGGACAGCCGTGGCGTGTCGCCGTGACGTTAGATCAGCTTCAGGTTGCTGATGCGCTTCTTTTCGATTCTGGGGGGGTTGCTCTTGCCGTCGGTCCATCGCCGATGTTAGAAGAGGCTTTGCCCCAGTTGATTGAGACACCTTGGGATGTCTATGGGAAGCCAACGTATTGGAATCAGGAGGAGTTTGAACTGAAGGAGATGTCTCACTACTATAGAGGTCAGTTGGCACGATATGAAGCAGGTTTGGTGAAATTTCGAGATCGGGTTCTCGAGACACCTGAAAGCCTAGCCTTTCATGCCACACCTCTTTCTAGGGAGGAATTTCTTTCAGCACGACTTCGTGTGCTCAAGAGCCGCACTCTCCGCGTTCAAAAAGTGGAAGAGTTGAAGCGTCCTATGTGGCGCTGTGCGGTCTGTGAGCAGTGGAACGACCAGCACTTCAAAGATTGCCAAGTCTGCTTGATGCCCTTCGTAAAGAAGCGACTCATGCAGAATGGTCTCGTGGTTGTGACGCAGGAGCGTGTCGTCGATGAAGTTTCAGTAGTCGAGGGCACTCTTCTTGCGACACGATCACATGTGGCCTTGAGCAGTCATCGGATGTGCCGTTTGGGTTATTCCGTCTCCGAGCCCGACGAGTTCGATCGAGCACTCTACGATCATGTACTGAGATGTGTTCGTTTCGACCGAGTCGGTGCTCCTATCGTCCGCTTTTGTGGTAGAGCGGTCGACCTTTTTGGAGACAATCCTACCTGGGCCCCACTCAGGCCCGTCACCGTTCAGGTACAGTGACAAATGATGACCCTGCAATGGGTTTTGGACGGGAAGCGTAGAGCGAGGTTGAGGAGTGACCCTCTCTGATCTCAAACGAGTAACTGTTCTGTCTGCAATGACTCTAAACTACCCAACCATGGGGGAAATGGTTAGACTCTGCTATGGTGTCTACTCATTGGGGAATGGATGAATGTCCTCTAGGCTTCGCAGAAATGCGTATGAGTCCAGGGCTACAACCAGAACGTGAGCGTGTTGCAGGGCTTAGTTACCGATCTACGGATCATGATGACGAAATTTGCCTCACTCCAATGGGCGCCTAAGGCAAGAGGGCGCTGGTACCTTACTACCTAGAGAAGCTGTCTCGATACAACAGCTAGTGGGTCTCCCCCAGGGCATGTGATGCTCGATCCAAAACGCTCAGGAGACGGCCTGACCAGCCGATCGCAGTTGCGTACCAAGTGTGCAATCAGCCGTATCACCCAGGCACAGGGCCACATTAGCTGACCGAGACACGTAGCGTCTACAGACTGCACGGATCTGATACCAATATGGGGGCGATGAACAGTCGCTGGTTCTCGTTCCAGGGCTCCACGTCAAAAACGAGTGAGCATGGAAAACGAGAGAGAGAAAGAGCTTCGGGAGGAACTGAAAAAGATTCAGGACTCGAAGCCAAAAGGCGACAGCCTTTTAAAGTTGATCAGGGGATTACAACGCTTACAGGCTTTAGGGCCACCTGCGTCCTCTGCGAGATCTCCTTCAATGGAGAGATCGGAAGTTGCCCATCTTGTGGGAAAGTACCTCGGTCCTTCTGGGTCACCCTCAGGCACGGTGATCGCACAGTCTCCATCGTCGGTTCTGGGACCGCATGGCGAAGAGGTCCGGCTGATTGTTCAGCCGAACTGTATCCGATGCGACAAGTGCCTCAAGACTTTTGAGAGCTTGATGGATCTACACTTCCGACAGGATGCCTCTCCGTGTGTCGGCGCTCGCGCCTCACCGGTCTACATCCTGGTTCGCAAATGATCAACTGACTTTTCAGGCTCGGTATGGTAACGTTTAACATACCGAGAAGCGAGACGGAGGAGAGCCTCCTACAATCCTGACGGGTCCACTTCATACCCGCTCGAAGAGCCCAGGGCTCCACGATAAAGTGATGAAGAAATCAGATTCCTCAAAGAGGAAGAATCAGAAGAAAGCGGCTCGGCTTGCCAATGAGGCCGTTGCTCTCACGACTAAAGCTAACGTCTTCAAACCGCGCAACGCCAAGGCGTCGAAGGTCGGTAGAAAGATCCGAGGTGGCGTTCGAGGCTCCATGATGGTGAATGGGGAGGCTTTCACGCCCACGGCTCAGGCGGCCAAGATATATAAATCGCCTGGGATCCACCCCTCAGCTGCCCGTTGGGCAGCTGGACTGGAGCGCCCTTTTACGGGAACTCCCGAGAAGTGTCCCTGGAACTTCAATCCGGTGCCTAGCTATCTGAGTTTTGTAGCTACTACGGTGGCCTCCCGTGTGGGCGCTGACTCTGTCTCCGCAAACCGTACGACTCAGTTCACCTTCATGCCGGGTCACGCCAAGCTCGCGACCCCGGTGGTTGGGAATGCAGGCGGGACGGTTGTCAGTGCGGTCACTGACATGGATGAGGTGGCCTACCACTATCTTTTCCAGACCTTCCCGGGGCCAATCACCCTCTGCTGGGGACCCGTGCCCTTCATTGATCCCTTTGGTGTAACTCGTGTGGCCGTCTGTTGCGCCCAGGACAATGATATCGCGACCGGTACGACAGTGACCACTAGTGCTGCCTCCGTCCCAATCGGGTGGAACGCGACTGTCCCCTTTACGGGTGATCTACGGACGGAGGGCCACACGCGTGTGAAGCTACTGTCGATGGGAATTCGGTTTGTGAACACGACACCCGAGCAGTTTCGAGGGGGCTCCTTTGTTTCCTGGCAGCCTGTCACCGTCACGGACATTCAGAGTCCTCAGACGTCTAACACGATCAATCCGTCGTGGAAGGACCATGGGCCCGATGGGTGCGAGGTGACGTGGATTCCACGTATGCGGGATCTAGCTTACTGGCATCCGAGCACAGCCAGTGTTGCTGCTGCCGGGGTTCCAGCCGCCCCGCTGACGGATACCGCTCTGGCGGGCCCTGGTGTCGTGGTCTGCATTAACAATCCGACTAGCTCGGTCCAGACGTACGACATGGAGTGCGTGGCCCATTGGGAGATCTCTGGCTTTTCGGTTCAGACCATTTCGACTTCCGCCAAGGCCACGAATCTGAGTGACAGTACGTTGAAGTCGGCGCTCTCTTCCCAGATTAACAACGCTCCAGACGCCTCCGGGTTCGCAAAGACTCTGACAAGTGCCGTCCATGGGGTTGTTCAAGCTGGTCAGGCTCTTGGCAAGGCAGCCCCTCGGCTAGCCGCCGCCTCTGCCGCGGCGGGTGCTCTCATGTGAGAGCGCCGATGCGCCTAATTGGGCGCGTTATAAATACAAGGGACATATCCATAACGGGTTCGCGACCTCATAGCGCTCTACTCCGTGACTGGAGCAATAAAATACGATTGCATGGTGCTTCACCCTTTCGGTATTTTCTTCTAGAGTCCTCGTCAGACTCTGGGTGGTATTTGTGTGCCATCTTTCACACATGACTTTTGCGGTTCAAGATGAATACGCATGCTTCAGGAGGCTATCCCTCTGAGTTACAAAGAACTACGCGAGATCTCGATGGACGTCTGTG